GTCATCTCCGATTTCTCTGCTGGCACCGTAGACCTCTATGACATCGACGACACAAAAGATGGTTACTATATGCCTGTCGGTTCTCGTCAGGGTGTTCGTCGTGAGCCCGATGCTGTTGCTTGGATTGATTCAGATCACTTCGTTACTGCCAATGAGGGTGACTATAAACTGAAGCGTCGTGGAGAGCACAAGCGTGGTGGATCTAGAGGGTTTACAATCTTCCATAAGGATGGTACAATAGTATACGATTCAGGAAATACCTTTGAGAATACTCTCGCAAAGGCAGGTTACTGGAACGACAAGCGTGCTGAGAAGAAAGGTGTTGAACCGGAATCCGTCACGGTTGGAACCTATGGTGGCACTCGTATGCTGTTCGTAGGTGCTGAGAGAGCAAACGCTGTTGGTGTTTATGACATCACTGACCTTTCTGCTCCTAAGATGCTGCAAATCCTCCCTACAGGTAAAGCACCTGAAGGACTCCTTGCTCTTGAAGAAGAAGGACTCTTTATTACATCCAATGAAAAGGATGCGGTAAATAGTCTCAGTATCTTCAAGTTCTAATGAAACTCAACAAATATCTGGGCAAGAATGCCCTAGCATTGGTTGTGATTGCCCAGTTATTTGTTATGATAGGTATGCTAAATCAAAAAGCAAAGTTTATTTGCACACCAAATCCAATGAGTGGACAACTTTACTGTCATGAAAAATAAGTGGTTGGAAATTGCTTCATCCCAGTTGTGGTTGCTACCAGCAGCCCTTCTGGGAGTTCTTATTACAATTGAATCTATACACATTTATGCTCATCAAAAAATGGAGATAGATGTTCATGGATATTGTAAAAACAATGCAGAATACCAAGAAAGTCTAAAATTTGGAGATGATGAATGGTGAAAAAACTATTCTTAATTTTTATTTTCCTGTTTACATCACCAGTATATGCACAGGACAAGGGTATGGATTTATTCCAGAAGGCATTGGACAATGTGAAAGAATATCACATGAGGCAGACAATGACCGACCCTGAAGATGCCTTAGATCAAGCATTAAGGGATTTCTACAATGAAGAAGAAAGTACAGAAGATGTTGGACTGGTTCTATCAGGACAGTGATAGAGGAGAACAAAACATTTCCGAGTGTAAAACTATTTACGATCTTGTAGAACGTCTTCAGTATCGTCTAGAAGATATGGAGAGTGAGCATATGCAGTTAACCCGTGAAATTGCCAGGATACAAGTTAGACTAGATACGTTGGAATCTCGATTACCTGATGAAAATTAATCTTTGGTATTCAAAGAGTATGAAGCAGTGGCGCTGGACACTTGTAGAGGAGTGGAAGAACGGTGTCACTAAAACTGAACAGCATTCTGGGCAACAACCAATGTTACGTGATGCGATGGAAGATGTTGCCAATACTGTAGAGTATATGTTAGAATGTAAAAGTGAGGGCGATTAACTCAGCGGTAGAGTGGCTCCTTTACACGGAGTAGGTCGGGGGTTCGAATCCCTCATCGCCCATAAATAAATAGAAAAAAAAATGACTCACTTTGATTGGAGAATTGAATATCTTAAGAAGTATTCATCTTTAGGTGAACACAGCAACATTGTTTATGAAGTTGGATACACTTGCACTGGTATTAATACTTCTGGTATTCGAACAGATAGATATGCTTATCATGGATTAGTAGAACTCTCTACCGAAAATCTTACAAGTCCAATCGCGTATGATAGTTTAACTGAAGATAATGTTCAGAGTTGGATGAGTTTAGTGAAACCTGAAGTTCAATCCAAAGTAGATGAATATATTAATGGTAGTGATAATGTTAAAATTGTAAACTTTCCTTGGGGATGATAAATAACTGGAAATGAAGACGTATATTTCGTCATACAATGGACAGTATAAAGGTAAGGTGCCGCTCCTGTGGTAAGGAGTTAGTAGGACACCCAAGTAGGAGCGTTTCTTGTGGATGCTCAAATATGACAACTATTCGTGGAGATAAGATATCTGCGGTTGACTTAAGTCAGGTTGTTATGCTTAACTCTTATACTAGCAAGAAGGAGAATGTTCTTTCTTCAGAGGATGTTCAGTGGCAAGAGTCAAGAAGAAAGAGAAAAGTAAGAAAATTAGATTTTGAGGTGCGATAATTACATATTTTCTTAATATATGTTATGGGATGAACATATTGTGGCAATTTTTTAGGAATTAACTATTATAGCTATAGTGTATTTCAAAATAAAACCATGCACCCCGACGAATTATCTAATTGGGTGAAAATAAAGGAATCTCTTGAAGAGTCAGGAAATACTGAAAATTTCTATTACAAACGTGCTTGTGCTATAGTATCGGGAGGACCTGACCCGATGGACAATTTACCTAATGTCTCACAGGATGGATGAAATAAAACCAGCACATTATGTCACTCGTGAAGAGTGTCAGGAGATGATTGATGATGCAATAAGAAAGCACAATCGTAATGCTGGAATTATCAGCATGTTCGTTGGTTTTTTTGTTCTTGGATTGTTTAGTGAGGGTCTTCTAAGACTTATTGGTGTCATTCCACCAGTAGTGCCATGGCTTCATCCACATTTATAGATTGGTTGGGAGTTGTTATGTTATTCCTTTTTGGAATAACCATGATTATTCAAGGTCATTTTATATTTCATGGTAAATATGGATATAAACATACTGACCGTGAAAAACAGAAGATGACTAAAACTCGCAAGCAAGTAGAAGATCTATTAAAGACTAAATGAACGCCGACGAAAAAAGAGAGTTCTACAAAGGACTCCGAGAGCGCATCAAACAACTTAGAATGGAACATCTATTTGAAGAACCATGTCCTTTATATGAGGATGATGATGAGAAAAATTAACACAATCACATTAAACATCACAGTTGCTATCTTAGACTACCTGTATCAAGGTCGTCACTTTCAGAGATTCTGGGTTCTTGAGGAGATAGCACGAGCACCATACTTTGCTTTTTTAAGTGTGCTTCACTTGCGTGAATCGCTAGGTTTGCGTGGTCAGTGGCACATTTACTTGATGAAACAACACTTTGAGCAATCGGTAAATGAAACAGAACATCTGGAAATCATGGAATCTAGGGGCGGTAATGCTTATTGGATTGATCGCTTTTTTGCCAGACACCTCGTACTTATCTATTATTGGATCAACGTGGTTTATTATTGGGTATCTCCTCGCGCTGCTTACCATCTCTCCTACGAAATAGAAATTCATGCCATGGAGACATACATGAAATATCTGGCGGAGGTTGATGAAACTGACATAGATATATGCAGTGTGATGAATGATGAATTGCATCACGCACAAGAATTATATGAGGCGATGAGGATTATTGATCCTGATCATTTAACAGTAAGAGAAAAAGATCGCGATTCATTTCCGCCGGATGTAAGTGATTTAAGTTCAGTAACATTAGTATCATCGGAGTAAAAATGAGAGTAGGATTAATTGGTCTTGGTCGTATGGGCGAGGGTATGTCTCGTCGTATGATGAAATCAGACATAGAAGTCTGGGGTTACAGGAGGAACTATGCAAAAGCTCAAGAAGCGTTTGAAGCAGGTCATGTTAGTGGAGTTGCCACTAATTTGGAAAGCCTTGTTCAAGTAGTAAAGGAGAAAGGTCCTGGTATTTTTCAACTTGTCATTCCCGCAGAATTAGTAGAGGACACACTGAATGAGTTACTACCATTTCTTAGCGACGGGGATATTATTATTGATCATGGCAATAGCAACTTTAAGGATTCTCGCAGGAGAGCAGAAAGGTTGGCTAAGATGGGCATCCAATATCTTGACTGCGGTACTAGTGGTGGAGTTTATGGTCTGGAGCGTGGATACTGTCTTATGGTTGGCGGTTCAGATACTGCAGTATCCGTCTGCGCTCCTATCTTCAGGGCACTCGCACCAGGGATTGGTGCTGCAACCCGCACAGACCCTTACTCAAGCGCAACATCTGCTGAGTATGGTTGGTTGCACTGTGGTGGACCTGGCGCAGGTCATTTCGTAAAGATGGTCCACAACGGAGTAGAATATGGCATCATGCAGGCGTATGCCGAAGGGTTTAATATTCTCCATCATGGTGACCTTGGTTCCAAATATGTTAAGGAGGGGGATGCTGAGGTTGCTCCGATGGAAAATCCGGCAGACTATCAATATGATATTGATGTTGTTGAAGTGGCTGAGCTTTGGCGTCGTGGTAGTGTGGTTGGCAGTTGGTTGCTTGATCTTACCGCTGATGTATTACGACATGATCATGACCTTAGCAAGTTCGATGGAGGAGTATCAGACTCTGGTGAGGGTCGTTGGACTCTCCACGCTGCTGTGGATCTTGGTGTACCCACACCTGTTATATCTGCTGCCCTATTTGAGAGGTTCAACTCAAGGCGACTTGGAGAGTTTGGAAACAAGATCTTAAATGGAATGCGGTACATGTTCGGAGGACACAATGTTCGGTGAATTTCTCAAGTGGATTGCAATACCGTTTGTACTGGCCACGGTATATTTCGGGATACGAAAAGGTGAAAATAACTACTATGAAACAGACAAATACGATGGAAACGGAACCGCACACTGAAATACTTACTTACCAGATAGTAATCTTCGGTGCTACTGGAGATCTGGCAAAGAAAAAACTAATCCCTGCTCTGTATAAACTACATCAGAAAGATTTACTTCCAAGAAATCTTGTGATTGTAGGGACATCTCGTAGAGCAATCGCAAAAGAAATATGGGTAGAATCTTTGGGAGAGTATCCTGAGGACTTTCTCCATCGTCTAGATTGGATTAGCACTGATCTGGATAATTTGGAGTCATTGAATCATCTACCAGATGCAGATGATTCAACTTATTTCTTATCCGTACCCCCAGAACGATATGAGAATGCTATCATCAATCTCAAAGAAGCAGGACTCCTCGACAACCCAGAACTCTCGCGTGTTGTTATTGAAAAACCCTTTGGGCACGATTATAAATCTGCTCATCGTTTACAGTCTGTGGTGGAGCGGCATCTACGCGAGAAACAAGTCTATCGCATTGATCATTATCTTGGTAAAGATAGTGTCAATAATATTCTTGCTACAAGGTTTAGCAATATTCTTCTTGAACCACTTTGGAACCGTCAGTACATAGATGAGATTCAGATCTATGCAACCGAAACTTTTGGTTGTGATGGTCGTGCTCAATACTATGAGACTGCTGGTGCTGTTAGAGACATGCTTCAGAACCATATTCTGCAAGTATATTCTCTTATTGCCATGGAACCACCTTGTCGAATGTCAGCAAAAGAAGTCAGACGGGAGAAGACAAAAGTCCTTGCCGCGACTAGACTTGGCACTGATGTAATTCTTGGACAATACGATGGATATCGTCATGAAGAGGGTGTTGATCCTAGCAGTTCCACTCCTACCTTTGTTGCTGGTACTTTATTCTGTGACAACTGGCGTTGGCAAGGAGTACCTTTTCGCGTCTTAACGGGTAAGTGTATGCCATATGGATGTGTAGAGGTGGTTATCAAACTCAAAGAACCATCACTGAAGTTGTATGAGGGTGAGGTAGGTGACCGTATCGTCATGCGTTTACAACCCAACCCTCACCTTGATATTCGTATGGAAATTAAGTCTCCTGGACTTAATGATGACTTGGAACTTGCCACTTTATCTCATGACTATCCACAGGAGAGGGCTATTGATGGTTATGAAAAACTTCTTAGAGATGCTATCAACGGTAACCAGTCTAGTTTTGTGCACGCAGATGAGGTTATGGAGTCATGGAGGATCGTAGATGATTTACTTTGTACTGGGGATTCTTGCCCCATACGTACTGCTCCTTTCATCTATCATCCTGGTACGTGGGGACCAGTTCACAAAACTGAAAGAATAACTAATTGGGATTATCCAGCATGAGAACTACAATACACGAGTATCTATTAGCATTTTGCATTGGATTCGCGTGTATGTTTGTCCTTGCACAGGATGAGATTGATCGTTTCAAAGGTTGTCCTATACCAGAGTATTTTAGAGATGCACCACGTTCAACTGTTCGTTAGAGCAACTATGCAAACCCCTTGGTGCCTTGGCGTCATGGGGTTCTTTCTTGTGTTTGTTCCGATTATCGGTATGCATCTCATTCACAAATATGGTTGGGAACACTGGGAACCATTTGCCAAACACCACAAATAGTGTTATACTAAACAAGTTGAACACTCAACTGCGGTAACTCCCTTGGTAGTTCGGGGTTAGCGGCGATATGAACTACCACATCGGAATGTAGCTCAGTTTGGTAGAGCACTCGCTTTGGGAGCGAGATGCCGCAGGTTCGAATCCTGTCATTCCGATTGCCAGTTCCGAGACTGGCATCTTGACTACATAGTCACAACACCTTATAATACAAAGGTAAACCAAACATAACGATGGCACTGACTGAAAAATTCAAAAAAGACATCAGCACTCTCCGTGCTGCTGCTAATGGCGAAATTTTCCTTGATGTAAAGAATCCGAAACTTTTCAAAAAGGTGCGCCGCTTCTATGAAAATAATGGAGTGGTGTTTTCAGGCGAACCTCTAGATGATTATGAAATGTTGATGGAACAGATTTACGCTGATCTTGAAACTGTTGAAGTCCCGGAACGACTCTAAATTTGCCCTGGTCGGGATGGTCTTTTGACCCCTGGAGTTTCTTGCTTCTCTCAAGAGCAAGTGGTGCGGATGGGGTTTTATACTCCCGCTCAGTTTCTTGCTTCTGGATAAAGAGCAAGTGGCGTGCATGTAGACCTGAGGGGATGGTTGTATAAACCATCCTTTTTTGGTATAATGTTATAGTAAATTATCAGCGACATGAAAAGAGCTCTTGTTACTGGTGGTGCTGGTTTTATTGCTCATCACCTTATTTCGCAAATCCTGAAGGGCACTGATTGGGAAGTTGTTACACTTGATCGGTTGGACTTCAGTGGCAATCTGAATCGTCTTCAAGATATCCTTACAGAATTTTCTCCTGAAGATAGGTCTCGTGTAAAAGTTGTTTTTCATGACTTGAAAGCAGCAATCAACCCTCTTATTGCTGCTGACATCGGACGTGTAGATTATATTCTTCACCTTGCTGCAGGTTCTCATGTAGACCGTAGTATTGAATATCCCATGGAATTTGTCATGGATAATGTTGTAGCGACTTGCAACATTCTTGACTATGCCCGTGGTCTGGATCATCTTGAAAGGTTTGTATACTTCAGCACTGATGAAGTCTTTGGTCCTGCTCCTAACGGAATCAATTATCTGGAGAACGACCGATACAATTCTACCAATCCCTACAGTGCAACGAAAGCGGGTGGTGAAGAACTGGCAGTAGCATTTGAAAATACTTATGGACTGCCTGTTTACATTACTCACACGATGAATGTATTTGGTCAGCGTCAGCATCCAGAGAAGTTCATCCCAATGTGTATCAAACGTATTCGTGATGGTGAGATTGTTACCATTCATAGTGATGAAACTAAGACCATCCCTGGAGCACGTCATTACATTCATGCCGAGGATGTTTCAGATGCTCTGTTGTTCCTTTTGGCACAAGACACTGTAGTTGAGAATGGAAACTATGGTGGAGCAAAGTGTCCCAAGTTCAACATTGTCGGTGCTGAAGAATTGAACAATCTTCAACTGGCACAGATTATTGCTGATGTTCAAGGTAAAGAACTTCGGTATAAGATGGTTGATTTCCACTCTACTCGTCCCGGTCATGATCTTCGCTATGCTCTCTCTGGTGAGAAGATGCGTCGTATGGGTTGGGAACCTCAAGATATCCGAGAGCGTATCGCAGAGGTTGTTGAATGGACTCTCGCTAACGAACGCTGGATCAAACTATGAAAACTGCCCTGATTACGGGTATCACTGGACAGGACGGATCATACCTTGCCGAACTACTCCTTGAAAAAGGATATGAAGTGCATGGTATTGTCCGTCGTTCTTCTTTGATTAATACCCATCGTATTGACCATATCTACGATAATCCAAATCTGACACTTCATTACGGGGATTTGACTGATGCCACTAATATCATTGGTGTCATTAAGAAAACTGAACCAGATGAAATTTATAACCTGGGTGCTCAGAGTCATGTAAAAGTTTCTTTTGAAACTCCTGAGTACACTGGGAATGTTGATGGACTGGGAACTCTCCGTGTTCTGGAAGCAGTTCGTCTTCTTGGTATGGAAGACAAGGTGCGTATCTATCAGGCATCTACTAGTGAACTGTATGGAAAGGTTCAAGAGACACCTCAGACAGAGACTACACCTTTCTATCCACGTTCTCCTTATGGTGTGGCAAAACTGTATGGTTTCTGGATTGTCAAGAACTATCGTGAATCGTATGGTATGCACGCCAGTTCTGGTATTCTTTTCAACCATGAATCTCCACGGCGGGGTGAGACTTTTGTAACCCGCAAGATTACTAGAGGTCTCTCACGCATCTCTGTCGGTCTTCAAGATTGTTTGTATCTTGGTAATCTTGATGCCAAGCGGGACTGGGGACACGCCAAAGACTATGCCAGAGCGATGTGGTTGATGCTTCAGCAAGATGAACCTGATGATTATGTGATTGCTACAGGTGAGCAGTATACTGTCAGAGAGTTTGTCAATAGAGCATCTAACTACTTTGGTATGAAGATTGAGTGGATGGGTGAAGGTATGGATGAAGTTGGGTATGATTGGAATACTAAACGTCCTGTGGTAAAGGTTAGTGATAAGTATTTCCGTCCTGCTGAAGTTGAATCTTTACTTGGTGATGCTACAAAGGCAAAAGAAAAACTTGGTTGGGAACCTGAAATTTCATTCAAAGAACTAATTGAGGATATGGTACTTTATGGACAATAATTCTAAAATTTTTGTAGCAGGACATAATGGTCTTGTTGGTTCTGCTATTGTTCGTAAACTTCGTCAACTGGGATACAAGAACCTTATCATGATTCCTAGTAAGGAATGTGATCTCAGGGAGAAAGAGCAGGTAGACAATCTGTTCTCTATTCATCAACCTGACTTTGTTTTTCTTGCCGCGGCCAAGGTTGGTGGAATTATTGGTAATCAGAACCATAAGGCAGAGTTCATCTATGACAATCTGATGATCCAGACTAATGTCATAGATGCTGCTTACTATACTGGTGCCAAGAAACTTCTCTTTCTTGGTTCTTCCTGCATTTATCCTAAGCACACGAATGTTCCGATTAAAGAGGAACAGTTACTGACAGGTGCCTTGGAACCTACAAATGATGCCTATGCCATCGCTAAGATTGCTGGTATCAAGATGTGCCAGTCCTATCATGAACAGTATGGGTTCAATGCTATCTCTGCGATGCCTTGTAACCTATATGGTGTAAAAGATAATTTTCATCCAGAAAACTCTCATGTCATTCCTGGTCTTATCCGTAAGTTCCATGAGGCGAAAGAAACCAATCAACCTACTGTAACTTGCTGGGGTGATGGTTCTCCGATGCGTGAGTTCTTGTATGTAGATGACCTTGCTGATGCTTGTATTCATCTGATGAATGAATATCATGATCCACAAAATATCGTTAATGTGGGTACGGGAACTGATATAACTATTAAGAACCTTGCTGAAATCGTCGCAGATGTGGTCGGTTACACAGGTGCCATAATGTGGGATACCAGTAAACCTAACGGAACGTTGCGTAAGGTCATGGATGTCACTAAAATTAAACAGACTGGATGGTATCCACAGATTGGTATTGAAGAAGGTCTTCAGCGAACTTACGATTATTTTTTGAGTCATGATTGGATTTAACAATCTGGGAAGATTGGGGCGTATTGGTAATCAAATGTTCCAATACGCAGCACTCCGTGGCATTGCTGCTAACACGGGTGTGGAATACTGCTTTCCCTTTTATCAGGATGCGGTTGATGATGGTCTGGGAAATCCTAATAGGACAGAACTGTTTGATTGTTTCACCATGGAGACAACATCAGTTCTGAACATTCAAAGCATTGATGTTGGAAGACCCACTATGTTTGAGGGTAACTTTCACTATAATGAAGAGTTACATGAGAGATGTCCTGACTGGACAAATATCTGGGGATTTTTTCAAAGTGAAAAATACTTCCTGAATGTAGAACAGGAGATTCGTCGTAACTTCACATTTAAGGATGAGATTCGTCAACCTTGTGAGGAAATGATTGATAGTCTTGGAGTAGACGAAGTTATTGGACTTCACATTCGTAGACAGGATTATCTTACAAATCCAAATCACTGTGCCCTTGATATGTCTTACTACAAGAAGGCACTGAAAAAGTTTGAATATGATGTTCCTGTTATTGTATTCTCTGATGACCCTGCCTGGTGTCATGAGCAAGACCTTTTTCAGGATGATCGGTTTATGATTTCTGAAAATGAGAGTGGATATATTGACCAGTGTCTGATGAGCATGTGCTCTGACTTCATTATTGCCAATTCTTCATTCTCTTGGTGGGCAGCTTGGTTGGGTAATCGCGGAAAGGTTATTGCTCCTAAGAAGTGGTTCCCCGATGATAAGCACAATACGAAAGACTTATACTGTAAAGGTTGGAAGGTAATTTGATGGAAGAAGTAACAGTATTGAACAGTATTGGTGGATGTGCATCAAGTCAACTGTTCAAAATCATTAACGGTCTTGGTATTGAAAGTAACCGAGATCATTTCCACCAGGGTATTAACTTTGGTCGGTGTAAGCACACCCTGTACCCACCAGTTTATGAGGAGATTGAGAAAGCAATCTTTGTGATGGGTGATCCAGTTCAATCTATTATCTCTATCTTCCGTAGGGATATGCCCGTCACTCACATTGAGAACAAAGGTCTTCCTCTACATCCTACACGGACTGATAATGTAGAGATTCATCCAGAGACTAAAGAGATTTATAGGGTTCACCCACAGTTTGTTAAAAGATATTCCCTGGAAGAGTATGTGAGGGGTGGTCAAGACTGGTTCATGACATATGAGCATATATACAACTGGACACGAAGGCAGACTAATTATCCAGTTCTCTGTGTCAAGTCGGATACTCAGTGGAAATATGGGAAAGAAATATTTGTTGATTTCTTAGGTCAAGAGAAAGTTCCTGAGCAATATGTTCAGAGGAATAGAAACTCTAGCATTGATCTTATTCCTGATGATATGAAGGATGAGTTCACTTCTATTCTTAAGGATGCCACTGAACTGTATAACTCACTTCCCGAAATTCATATCAAAAATAACTCACTCGCGGATTATCATATCTCATGACTATTACTAATACACTGTTTAATCTTGGTGATTTAGATCATTCACTAAATGTGATGACAGAGAGGCAATATCCTCAAAACTTTCCTCACCAAGATTTGTGGACTAAGACTGATGCCATCATCAAATGGATTAGTGTTCTAGAAAGGTTTCAAGAACTGTATCCTGATAACGGTGTAAAGGTAGTAGACCTTGGATGTGCTAGGGGATGTGTTCCCCACATTATTGACTCTTGGGGTAACGATGTAACTGGTGTAGATACTCCTGTATGTGGTGGTCGTCTGGACCATGACTGTGAGGGTAGTAATGTCAAGATGGTTAATTCAAATGCCTTTGACTGGTTTCCTACAGTAGACGATGAGAGTATTGATGTCTTTATTGACCTCTGTGCCTATGCTCACTTCTGTGGACCGAGTGGTGTATGTCCTGACGGTGAGCAGCAGTTCACTAAAATCTTTAGAGAGATTAACCGTTGCCTGAAACCAGGTGGTCATGTTATTATATCCTCGGATGTTAATATGAATACTGATGTTGGTGAGTTCATGAAACCATCTGCCATCATCGCCTTGGCAAGAGAACAAGGTCTTTCTCTTGTAGGTCGTTGGACGAATCGCAAAAAGAACCTGTTCAGCGTTCCAAACTTCTCTTACTTAAATGTCTGTCGTTTGACTTTTGTGAAAAATGCCTAAACTTGCGGTTGCCTTTATTGGCACTAACAAGTATCTTGACTTTCTTCCTAGTTGGCATGAGTCTTGTGAAAAATACCTTGCCCCTGGATGTGAGAAGAGATACTTGGTCTTTACTGATGGTGAGTTAGAGGGTGTTCCTGACAACATCACTCCATATTACCAAGAGCATCTTCCTTGGCCATACATCACCCTCTACAGGTTTGCTACCCTGCTGAGAGCATCTGAAGAGATTCAGCAGTATGATTACTTCTTGTTTCTTGATGCTGATATGATCCTGGTTGATGAAGTAAAACCTGAAGACATTTTCACAGATAAGTTATTCATGGGTGTTCATCACCCCTGTCATTTCTTGGGTATGAACCCTCACACACAGTATCCTGGTGCCTTTGAGACGAACCCTAAGTCCCGTGCTGCCATCACAGAGGATGATGATATTTCAACCTACTGGCAGGGTTGTCTGTGGGGTGGTAAGGTTCCTGAAGTCATTGGTATGATGGCAGAACTTGACCGTCGCACCAAAGATGATGAGACGCGAGACACAATTGCCGTCTGGCATGATGAGAGTCAGATGAATAAGTTCTTCGTTGAAAACAAGGATGACGTTCATACTCTTGGTCCTCAATTTGCTTTTCCGGAGTGCTTCAAAGCATTCTGTAAATTTGACCCAGTAATTGTTCACCGAGCAAAAGATAATTCAAAATATCAAGTATGACTAACTTGAAGAGTGGACTATCTGGTTGTAAGATAGAACTACTCAATGATGATGTACTAAGAAAGTATTCTTCCGGCGAAGAGTATGATGAGAGATTGAGACTGCAGATCAAAAAGCAATCTCTGTTCTCTCATTTTGTGCTGAAGAATATTGATATACCTAGAGTCATTCATGTCAACGAAGACCCCTTGTCTTTTGATATGGAATATGTCTCTGGGTTTTCTTTTGATGAATATTTTCCACACACTAGTGTCAAAGACATTGACAATATTGTAGAGTCTTTATGTGGGTATTTTGATTTTCTTATCAAGACCTCAAGAGTATATCATCAAGACACATCAAAAGTATTGATGTTGAAAAAACTGTACAGTATTAATGTACAAAGAAAAGACTTTATGATATACCTTGTGAGTAAGGTATCTAATTTGCATATACCTCACAGTTTCTGTCATGGTGATTTGACCTTTGCTAATATTATTTTTCACCCGAATAGACTATATTTTATAGACTTTCTTGATTCTTTTATTGATAGTTACCTTGTTGACTTTGCCAAACTGAAACAAGACTTATATTACAACTGGAGTCTTAAGGTACAGGGTGTCAATAATCTACGCATCTATCAAACGTATAACTATATCTGGAACAAACTTCAGGAGAGATACTCCTCACATCTCAACACTATTGAGTTCAAACTACTTGATGTGTTGAATCTTCTACGGATAGGTCCTTACTTGACTAATGAAAGGCACCGTATTATACTGAATGCACTAGTGGAGAAAACTGATTTATATGAAGACCTTAGTCGTTCCTATGGGTGGAAAGTCTAGCCGCTTTCCAAACATGAGACCTAAATGGATGTTGACGCATCCAAAGAAGAATAAGTTTATGGTCACGGAAGCGATCTCAGGTCTCAACCTGGATTTCTTTGATCGTATTTGTTTTGTCGTGTTGAAAGAGCATGAAGAGCAGTATCAGTTTACCAAAGGTCTTGTCAGGGAGTTAGAAGAGACTGGTATTGGTGGTAAGTTCACCATCACATACTTGTCTGAACAGACATCATCTCAATCTGAAACTGTTTACCAAGTAATCAAAGATCTAGAGATTGAAGGATTCATCTTCATTAAAGACTCTGATAATTACTATGAGTGTGAGATAACCGAACCTATCAATCAGGTTGCATACTTTGATTTGAATAGTGAGGATAATATCAACGCTAGAAACAAGAGTTATATTCAACTTGATGTTAATGGTATTCTTACTAACATCGTAGAGAAGAACGTTGTGAGTTCTACGTTCTCCTGTGGTGGATACGGATTTGCTGATGCTCAAGACTTCTGTAGTTCATATGAAAAACTGCAGGGTATGGAGGGTGAGTGTTATGTAAGTAATGTAATCTATGATATGATGTTATCAGGTTCCAAGTTTAGTGGAACTGAAGTTAGTCGCTATCTGGACTGGGGAACACTACAAGCTTGGAAAGCATATAAGAAAGACTTTAGGACTTTGTTCCTTGATATTGACGGCACGATTATTACTAATTCATCTATTCAGTTCCCACCTTATGTTGGTGAGGGAAAACCGATTGAAAGTAATATCAAGTATCTTCAAGACATCTATGCCCAAGGTAAAACTTATATTGTTCTAACTACAAGTCGCCCAGATCATCTACGCGATATCACTTTGGAAGAACTGTCTAGACATGGTATTCCATATGATCAATTGGTCATGGGACTGCCGCACTGTAAGCGAGTAGTGGTCAATGATTTTGCTAGAAGTAATACCTTCCCTTCCTGCGAGGCAATAAATATTCCAAGAAATAATGAAAACCTGAGTGAATTTTTAGGATGAGAATTGCTTTATGTTTCTCTGGACAACCTAGGTTTGTCAACGAAGTCTCTCAATTAATCAAGGCGAATGTAATTGGAGACTATGATGTAGATGTCTTCGCACATCTATGGTTTGATGAAGACCTTCAAACAAAACCATACAAGTATGGTGGGGACGGTGGTTGGAAAGACCAACGCATTCCCTCTAGCGCCATAGATGTATTCAAACAAACTTACGAACCAAAAAAACTTTTGGTTGAGAAGAGTAAAAAGTTTCTCAACTCTGAGTTGTCAAGTAATTACATGCCTAGTCTTAATAGGTACAAGGGAGGTAAACCAGACTATGAAAAAGAACCAAACTTTGAGGTTCGTGATGTAAACAATATCATTTCATATCATTATTCTTTGATGAGATCATGTCTGCTGAAAAAAGAGTATGAGTATGAAAACGACTTTCGGTATGATTATGTAATCCGTATGAGGACTGATGCTCAAGTTTACAACGGAATACAATATGAGTTATTTCCAAAGGATATTGTATTCTATTCAGGAATTCAAAATCAACCAGACGGAATGATTAACGATTGGTTCAACTTTGGCGGTAGCAAAGTTATGGACCCTTTCATGTCTGCGTTTCCTATGCTAGACTATTGTATTGATGCGTGTATGGAACAGACAGGTGGTGCCTGGTGTTGCGAACTCATCCACAAAAAGATTATTGACTTCTTCAATATCAAATCTTATCCACTGCCTATTAATATTACATTACCTAGATTCTGATGAAAATTGCACTTTGTTTTTCTGGTCAACCCAGATATATTGACAAATCTTTTGAACAATATCAAAAAGGTATTTTTGAAAAGAATGAAGTAGATGTATTCGCTCACATGTGGTGGGACGAATCCTACAAGGGTCAAACCTTTGTATGGGAAAGTGATGATACTTATCCTGTGGAGTATGATCCTATGGAGGAGTTTGTCAGCAAGTTCCGCCCTAAAGAAATTATTATTGAACCACATAAACCAAAAGAGTACTTTGGATATGATGACTTTCCTACCAAGTGTGCTTTTGACCCAAGTCTAGATGCTGATATTGTTCGAAGTATCATTACACGACAACGTAGTCAGTGGTATTCAATTAACCAGTCCATGTCCTTTGAATCTTTAGAGGATTATGATTTGATTATTCGTGCTCGCACAGACCTTGAGTTTGCTGAACCTCTTGACTTTTCTAAGTTTGATACTGACAAGATCTACATGATGGATGGTTCTATTCAGTGTGGGGTAGGAAGGCACTATCAAGATTGGTTCTGGTTTGGTCCGCTAAAATATATGAGTAAGGTGAATGAGACTTACGGTAAGATTCTTGCTTACTATCAAGATGGTCTGCGTCATATGCATGAGTTGATTGAGCAGTGTGTTTGTGATGCTGAGGTTCCTGGTGAAATCTCTGACCTTGGTGTCACCATGATGAAGAGGGGAAGTATTGATATTAAAGAGCAGCGTAGATTGATTAAAGAAAACTCTAAAAAATTGCAGGTGGATTTAAAATGAAAGTAGTCATCTGGGGATATCCTCTCTATTCACACACTCACTCTTATATTCATGCTGCTTTTTACAAAGCTTTCAAGCATCTTAGATATGATACTTACTGGTTCCACGACGAAGAGTATCCAGAAGATTTTGATTGGAGTGATTGCTTGTTCTGGACAGAGGGATTTGCCGACAAAAATATTCCCATCAATAAAACTAGCACATATTTTGTCCATGTCTGTCCTAATCCCGATAAGTATCTGGGTAAGGTAAAGCGATTTGTTGATGTAAGGACGAATGATATCTGGCATGATGACCATGTATATACCTTCACCCTTGATAAAGAAAAGGTAGAAAAGGTTGGTCCATGCACTTACTATCAACCCAAAACAACCCGTAGGGTTCAAGTTCTGAATGATCATCATCAATACTGGACTGATGATTATGACAAGTTCTATATCAGTTGGGCGGCAAATATTCTTCCTGAAGAGTTTGACTTTGAGGATATCAATCACCCAAGAGAAAACAAAATCTACTTCAGCGGTAATCTGTCAAATCATGGAGTCTGTGAAAACTTCAGCACGTTCAAACCTTTCTTGGTAGAGTGTCAGAAGAACGGTATTGAGTTCGTTCATAATGACCCCTGGCAGAATCCTTTGACTGAAGAGCAAGTCAAGGAGAGAACGATGAAGTCTATCCTAGGTGTGGATATTCGTGGTCCCGAACATATCAAGAATGGATATATACCTTGCCGAACCTTTAAGTCCATCAGTTGGGGACATCTGGGAACTACAAACTCTCCTGAGGTCTATAAAGAGTTTGAAGGTCATTGTCTTTATCAAGAAGATACGGCACAACTTTTCTATGATGCTATGGAAAAGAGAACTGATTATAAGTTCATCAAAGATGCTATGAAGTATGTTCAGGAGAATCATACCTTTGTCAATCGCGTTCAATCAATTATGAGTCTGTTATGAATGATGTAACTATTGTATCTGCCCTATTCAATATTCATAGAGAGGGTATGGATGGTAGGAAGTGGGAAGAATATCTGCGATGGTTTGACATCTTCCTGAAACTGAAGTGTCCCATGATCCTGTTCGTTTCTAAGGACGTTCAGGACTTTATTGAAGAGCGGAGACTTGCAGTTCCGACCACAGTCATCACCCAAGAGATTGAAGAGATTCCATATTACTATCTCAAGGATGACTTGGATAAGATTATTGAGTCTGATGAATACAAGGAGATGATTGCTGATCCTAGTCGTATTGAGTGTCAGCACTCCATGTATTCCATCATTCAGTATTCCAAGTTTGAATGGTTGAAGCAAGCAGCAGACGAGAATCCATACAACAGTAAGCACTTCTTCTGGATGGATGCTGGTTCTTCACGTTTCTTTGAGGGATATGATACGGCACTTGACTATCCTAGTCCTGATGCTGTAGAGTCTCTAAATGAGATGGAGGACAGCTTCCTGATACAAATGAATATGGAGTTCTACAAGGATCTTGCTGAAGCAGATGAGATCCCTGAAGAGTATCTCCTAGACAACCGTTCCTTCATCTTGGGATCCATGTTTGGTGGAGGACCCGAATCTATAAAAAAAGTTTCTACGTATATGAAGGAACTATTAGAAAATCTTATGGTAAAGAAAGGATTTGTTAATAACGAACAAATCGCTTTTGGTTATCTTGTTAAGAAGTATCCTGACGATTTTGCTGTCTTTGAGAGGTACACTGGTAAGCACATGGAGTTATTCACGGAGTTAGGTAAACGATGAAAATTGTATTGGTTGGACCTGGCATTATGCCCATCCCTCCTACTGGTTGGGGTGCTGTAGAAATCCTTATCTGGGACACAAAGAATGCTCTGGAGAAATTAGGACATGAAGTGAAGATCATCAACACAAAAGATGGTCGTCAGATTATTGATCAGATCAATGAGTTTAGACCTCACTTCGTCCACGTTCACTATGATGAGTTTATTCCCATCATTCCTTACATTCAGTATCCATGTGCCATCACGAGTCACTTTGGATATCTTGAGCGTCCTGAAATGTTTAATGGATATGTAAATGTCCTGAATGCATTTACTCAGATCAAACCAAATGTATTTTGTTTGTCTGAAGGCATAAAGAATGTGTATCGGGTGATGTCTGGTATCAAGGATGAAAAACTCTTTGTCACTCCCAACGGTGTAGATACCTCCAGATTCCGCACGACGGATATGCCTAAGTATCCTAACCGTAGTATCTACCTTGCGAAGATTGACTATCGTAAGCGTCAGCATATGTTCCAGAGTATTGACAGTCTTTGGTTTGCTGGTAATATTGCCGACAACAGATTCAATACTGACAAGAACTATCTTGGTGAGTGGTCCAAGGAAGTTCTGTTCAAGGACTTGACTGACTATGGTAATCTTGTTCTCCTGTCTGATGGTGAGGCACATCCTTTAGTCTGTATGGAAGCTCTTGCTGCTGGACTTGGTGTTGTTGTAACGGAATGGGGTAAGGCAAATCTTGATCCCGACAAGGAGTTCATCACAATCATTCCAGAGTCCAAGGTGAACGACCTAGAATTTGTAGAGAATGCTATAATTAAAAATAGGGAATACTCTATCGCACATAGAGATGAGATTCTTGAATATGCTAAAGAGTTTGAATGGAAAGCAGTTCTTAAGAAGCACTATATCCCTGCTGTTGAACACCTTGTATCACTTGTCAAATGAAGAACCTAGTTAGTATTTTCGCAGGACACGACGCCAACGTGTCCTTTTATAATGCGAAGACTGATGAATACTACACTATTGAAGTAGAGCGTCTTGTAAAGAAGAGATACTTCCGTCTTCATGAAGATAATACTCCCGAGTATCAGAAAGAGATTCTGACTCTGTGTCGTGAGATTGCCGAAGAAGACTGGGGTATTGAGAACGACTATGAAGCAGTTCTGGTATCCACGGATGGATATATTCAACCACCCTCCACACTTAAGGAAGTATTCAACACAGAGAATCTAAGAACTGTTGCAAGGCATCATGAAACTCATGCTGCTTCTGCTTTCTACATGTCTCCGTTTGAGGAGGCACTCGTCGTATCATATGATGGTGGCGGTGATGATGGACACTTTAATGTCTATACTGCCAATAACAAAGGTATCAAACTACTAGAGAAAGTCCCGTCTGACTTTGGTGGGGGATACCTGTTGTGTGGTTCTATGATCCGTGAGGTGGCAGAGAAGAGTCGTCATCAACTTGCTTTGTCGGGTAAGATGATGGGTCTCTGTGCTTATGGTAATGTGATTGAAGAGTATGTCCCTGCTTTTGCCATGTTCTTCTTCAATCGTGATTATAAGCAGTTGGCAGAAAAGACTGGACTGCCGCTGAAGAACCTGGATAACCCCTGGGACAATCCTCTGGAGAACTGGGTGTTTGAGGGTCAAGAGGGGTATGATATCGCTGCTACGGCACAGAGAGCGTTTGAGGTTGCTTTCTTCAGTGTCCTTGACCGTTATGATAATGATGTGCCTCTGGTATTGACTGGTGGTTGTGCTTTGAATGTTCTGGTAAACGAGCAACTGAAGAAGCACACGAACCGACAGATCTATGTCCCACCCAATCCTCATGATGGTAGTCTGTCTCTGGGTCACATGTTCCTTTACAAGAAACCTGAGAAGAACGTCAACATCACCTATGCTGGTCTTCCTCTGACTGATAAGGAACTGTTCCCCGAGTATATTGATAAGTATAATGCCAGAAAGATTGACAAGAAAGAATTGGCACAACTAATCAAGGATGGTAATATTATTGGACTTGTTTATGGTGACTCTGAAGTAGGACCACGGGCACTTGGTAATCGTTCTATTGTCTGTGACCCAAACATCAGGGAGATGAAGGACATTCTGAATGCAAAGGTCAAGTTCCGTGAGTGGTATCGTCCCTTTGCTCCTTTCTGTAAGAAGGAGGATGCTCCTAAGTATTTTGAGTCTCGCAACTTTGATAACCTTGAGTATATGAGTTATGCTCCAAAGGTCAAGGATGAGTATGTTGATAAACTTCCATCCATCACTCATATTGATAATACGGCACGTCTTCAGACTGTCACTGAAGAATCACACGCAGAGTTCTATGAACTGCTGACTGAGTTTGGTAAGATTTCTGAAACAAATGTTCTACTGAATACTTCGTTCAACATTCGTGGATATCCCATCCTGTCTTCCATTGAGGATGCTCTGTATGCGTTAAATAATACTCAAATGGATTATGTGGTGATTGAAGATTATTTGTTTGAGGCAAAGTGATGGTTGAGTTTGGTGCAGTCTTTCCTTGTTATAACAATAAGAAAGCAACAGAGTTTGTTTTAGATAACTTCAGAAAGTCATTCCCTGATAATCCGATTCTCCTGATTTCTGATGGAGGGTTGGATTTTTCGGATTTGGCAGAGAAGTATTCTTGTCACTATCGTTGGCGGGAGAATATCTTTGGCAATGCAGAGAACGGATATAACAGAGATTACTACAACGCTTATAGGACGTTAGAGTTTTTCAAACGACACAAGCTTGCTTGTGATCTATGTGAAACAGAGTATATGATGTTCCTTGAGGATGATGTATGGATACGTCAACCATTCAAGTTGGATAAACCATTTGCGTTGAAAGGTGTTAGAATTGGTGGTGTAATGCCTAGAAATATGAGACGCGACTGCCTTGAGCAGGGTGGGTTGGATATTGAAAGGTATGGTATGTGTGGTGGCAGCATGTATAACGTAGAAATCTTTTTGAGTATCTACGATGACATCATTAAAGACATCACAGAGAATCAGGACAAACTGATAGAAGAACACTCCTATCCTGGTGGATACAAAGGACTTGGTATTGTTGACATGTGCACCGTATATCACTTTGGAAAGAGGGGTCATAAATATCAGAGTGCTGAATGGTTAGGTGAAGTTCGTGAACCTAATTATATGGATTACCCTGTAGTCCACCAGTGGAAAGAACATTATTAAAGAACTATGGTTTATCGCGGCGAAAGCATCTTCAATGAAGATGGAACGATCAGAAAAATACAAGAGGAAGAAGACGGTAGAAGTTATAGTAGTAACCTTGCCAAACTTCTGAAGCAACTTCCAAAGTTACAGAACCTTCAGGAAGGTAAACCACCTTCGCCAGTGATGGCACATATCTCACTGACGAATGCTTGTAACCTGACCTGTTCTTTCTGCTGCTTTGCGAATAGGGACATCTCAGAGAAGATGCCTACAGAAAAAGTATTCCAAGCACTTGAGAGTTTCAAGGCGATTGGTGTGACTGGTGTTGAGTTCACTGGTGGAGGTGAACCTAGTATTCACCCACACTTCAAAGAGATTGTTCAGTATGCTAAGGACTTGGGATTTAGTCTCGGTATCTGCACCAACGGAGCACGCTTCGGTGCTGACCGCCCTATCAAGAAAGATATTGTAGAACTGTTTGACTGGGTTCGCCTGGGAATGTATGGTTTCTACGAGGGTTATGATTATGACCTGAGTGTCTTTGAAGGAACCAACTGTAAGCCATCTGCTGCTTATGTTTGGGACGAGAACCTGGAGACATCTAAGAACCCCAACATCACAGGTGACTGGAGCGATGTAAAGAACAAGCGTGTGCTTTCCAAGAAATTCCAGACTACCGAAAACTTTATCCGTATGTTAGACTGGGTGGAGGAGAATGGTATTCCTTGTCGTATTGCTTTCAACGCCATTAAGGATGTAAAGGAAACTGAGAAAGACATTGATACCATTCGTGGCATCATTGAAACATATGAAGAGGATCGTGGACGCAAACTGAAGTATGCGTTCCTTTCTGACTTTAACTTCAAAGGTGAGCGTAGAAATGACCACTGCTACATGCATATGGTCAAACCATTCCTGTTTACTGACGGATACATCTATGCGTGTCCTTCTGCTGAACTGTCTATTGAGAACAACTACAACTATGTTCCCGAGTCACAGTTTGCTGTCTGTGATATTGATGGTATTGAAGAGTTCTATACCCAAGGACCAACACGCAGACACCATGGTTGCCACTACTGTAAGTATGCCATGCAGAACGAACTGATTGACGACATCCTAACTGACACTATTCATAATGATTTCGCTTGATATGCATCAATTCACCAAAGACTATTATGAGGATGGTGTAAGGAAACATATCTCTGGGTATGAAGATTACAAGTGGATGCCCACTCGTTCTATTCCTGAAGCACTTGACATTCAGAATACCTTTGAGTTCAAGACTTGTGTTGATTATGGATGTGCCAAAGGTTTCTTGGTGAACGCTCTTCGTATTATTGGTTGTGATGCCTGGGGTGAAGACATTAGTGAGTATGCTGTAGAGAACTGTCATCCTAATGTGAAGGACTATGTGTCGCTTCCAAATGATAAGACGTATGATTTACTCATCTGTAAGGATGTTCTTGAGCACGTTGAGGTAGAAGACATTCCCTCTTTGCTTCAAAAGTTCAAGAACAAGTCTAATCAGTTCTTCTTTGTTATTCCTCTTGGAGACAATGATCGTTTTAGAATCCGAGAGTATGAGGTAGACGTTACTCACGTCACCAAGAAAGATGAGGAGTGGTGGATTAGAATGTTTGAGTCGCAGGGTATGGAACTTGTGAAGTTTTCATATTCTCTTGGGTCAATTAAGGAAAAGTGGGTTGAACCACATCCTCATGGTAATGGTTTCTTTATTCTAAAAACAGCATGAAGTCTATTGTAACTGGTGGTTGTGGTTTTATTGGATCACACCTTGTTGATAAACTTGTAGAACTCGGACATGAAGTTATAGTAATTGATACTGCCTTCCCAAAGCACAAAAACGAGAAGGCAAAGTATGTCCGTCAGGATATCTGTAACTATCACATCACTCGTATCTTCTACTATGGAGTGGACTATGTGTTCCACATGGCAGCAGAGGCAAAGATTGGTGAGTGTATTGAAAATCCATTGAGAACAGTTTCTACTAATACTATGGGGACCGCAACGGTTCTTCAGTGCTGTAGGGAAGCTAATGTAAAACGAGTAATCTATTCTTCCACATCCTCTGGATATGGATTGAATGAACCACCAAATGTAGAAACACAACCAGACGATTGTCTCAATCCATATTCTGTTTCAAAAATTGGTGGTGAAAAACTGTGTAAGATGTACACAGACCTGTATGAGTTCCCTACGGTCATCCTACGTTACTTTAACGCTTATGGAGACAGGCAGGCAGAGACGGGACAGTATGCTCCAGTGATGGGTATCTTCTTCAGGCAACGTGATGCTGGTGAAGAACTCACAATCGTTGGTGATGGCGAACAGCGCAGAGACTTTGTTCATGTCAGCGATATTGTCAACGCTAACATTATGTGTGCCATCGGTAATCCTGATGAAGAATGTTACGGTCAAGTCTATAATGTTGGAACGGGTGTAAATCACTCTGTAAAAGAAATCGCAGATATGATTTCTGATAAGCAAATTCACCTGCCACCACGTAAAGGTGAGGCACGGGTGTCTTTGGCAAACTGTGATAAAATTAAAAAAGTATTTGGTTGGGAACCAAAAGTGAAACTTGAGGATTGGATCAAAGAATATGGACAGAAATAAAGCACTACCTAAAGTCAAAGGTCTTCCACCAATTTATTGTATCAATCTTGATGATAAGACTGATAGGTGGAAGTATATGGAGGACCAGTTCAAGTATTGGGAACTGGAAAACCATACTCGTGTCTCTGCTTATGATGGTAGGGGTGATAATGACCTGGGAGAAATCCTGAAGGGCAAATACCCTGACAACATGACCTCTGGAGAAGTTGGTTGTGTTACTTCACATCTCAAGGCGATGAAGATGTTCTTGGAGACTGATGCTCCATGTGCCTTGATGATGGAAGACGACTGTGATATTTCAACGATTACTTATTGGCCTTTTACTTGGAAAGAGTTTAACGCCAAAGTTCCATACGATTATGATGTGGTACAACTTGCTGTAATTAATCCAGCACAGATTCATATGAAGATGCATAGAAGGTTTGTAAATGACTTCTCTACTGCTTGTTATATGATTACCCGTCGTCACGCTCAAAAACTTGTTGACCTCCACTGCCGTGGAGACAAGTATAAGTTGGACCAGGGTATGAAACCCAGGGCAGTGGCAGATGATCTGATTTACAACTCTGGTAACACCTTTGCTATTCCTTTGTTCCTTTACAAAATTGATCTAGGTTCGGACATCCATGATATTCATGTGGATGTCTTCCATCGCAGCAGTCATGATGGACTTTGGAACTTCTGGAAAACGAATGCCATAGACCAAGAGTGGGGCAAAATCTTTGAGTATGATCCGTATATGGGAACATTACCCCCTGGATTTGAAGGAAAGTAGTTGACGAAAACTTTACATTACTATATAATAATGTAACAGTTCTTTACACAACACCATGACTGTAACGACTAATGAGCGCGGACAGCAAAATTTGTTCGCTAAAGAACCACGTATGTATGTCTCCAAGACCGACGCCGAGCGTTATGGTTATGAGACATATGCAGAGAAGGCAGAGAAACTGAATGGACGCACTGCTATGGTTGGATTCGTTGCTGCTGTTGTCTCTTATGCTTTCAGTGGTAGCGTATTTTTCTTTGGCGCGTTCGGATTCTGATGATTGAACTTCTTACTTATTATGTAATTGCTGGTGGTCTCATCATCGGAGCACCTGCAGTATTCTTCATCATTGCCTTTATGCCCGCCCTTCAAAACACGAAGGGTCGTATGGTTGGATACAAGGACCACAAAACATATGGAGACTCCTCTATCTACGAAAACACAAAAGGTGATCCAGACAAATACTTCTTACAAATTAGCGGAAATAATCCGTGACACTTGGCCACAACTTTTCTATTTAAAAGGAGCAAAGCACAATGAACGAAAGAGCAGAACGCATCAACGGTTGGGCAGCAATGATCGGAGTGATCGCTGCGATGGGTAGTTACGCAACCACAGGTCAAATTATCCCAGGTTTATGGTGAACGACATGTTAGTCATAGCAGCATCCATGGTAGGAGGGTTTATTTTTGCCGCCCTGTTGACAAGTGATGATGTTGATGATGATGACGGTCCTGATGGTGGTTTGATGACACCAGTATATGCACCAACACCAAGTTGACGCTAGACTCTCTACATACTGTAGAGGGTCTTTTTTGTATGCCTAAAAATCAAGTCAGCGTAGAAGAGTTACGCTGTAGAGTTCTGAAGTTGAAAAATGGTGCATACTTTGATCAAGTGCCTATCCATGAGGGTTCATCTGAAACTAGGCATCTTTATCCGGGAGAACAGCAGTTGGTTCAGAGGCACCTCAACTATGTTCTAGACATTCTTCAAGAATATCGGTACTAGGGCTTGACAGGGTGAGGAAACCGTAATATACTAAATAAATCAACGACGTTACGAAACGTAACAGTTGAACTCCCCGCAAACCAAGACCTCTAGGGAGTATAAAAACGTCTTTCATATCCTCTCTAAGGGTGAGAGGAAATAGTAACTCCACCATTTCCCTGATGGTCTTACTTTTTTGTATAACACAATGGCTTCAACTCTTTCAAGACAACAATCTTCCACTTGGGAAAATTTCTGCGAGTGGGTAACTTCTACCAATAACCGCCTCTATGTCGGTTGGTTCGGCGTTCTGATGATTCCAACTCTGTTGGCAGCAACTATCTGCTTCATCGTCGCCTTCATCGCTGCTCCCCCTGTGGACATCGATGGCATCCGTGAGCCCGTCGCTGGCTCACTCATGTACGGTAACAACATCATCTCTGGTGCAGTTGTTCCCTCTTCCAACGCAATTGGTCTTCACTTCTATCCTATTTGGGAAGCTGCATCGCTTGACGAGTGGCTGTACAATGGTGGTCCATTCCAACTCGTAGTCTTCCACTTCCTGATCGGCATCTATGCCTATATGGGTCGTGAGTGGGAATTGTCCTATCGCCTGGGGATGCGCCCCTGGATCTGTGTTGCTTACTCTGCGCCTGTCGCCGCTGCTTCTGCAGTGTTCCTGGTCTATCCATTCGGTCAAGGTTCTTTCTCTGACGCTATGCCGCTCGGCATCTCTGGTACGTTCAACTACATGTTGGTCTTCCAAGCAGAGCACAACATCCTCATGCACCCCTTCCACATGCTTGGAGTCGCAGGTGTCTTTGGTGGGTCTCTTTTCTCTGCGATGCACGGTTCGCTGGTTACGTCGTCGCTCGTTCGTGAGACTACTGAAACTGAGTCTCAAAACTATGGTTACAAGTTCGGTCAAGAAGAAGAGACCTACAACATCGTTGCTGCTCATGGATACTTCGGTCGTCTGATCTTTCAGTATGCATCGTTCAACAACTCTCGTTCCTTGCACTTCTTCCTTGCTGCATGGCCTGTTGTTGGCATCTGGTTCACCGCACTGGGTGTTTCCACGATGGCGTTCAACCTGAACGGTTTCAACTTCAACCAGTCCATCCTTGATGATCAGGGTCGTGTGCTCAACACCTGGGCAGACGTTCTCAACCGCGCTGGTCTGGGTATGGAAGTTATGCACGAGCGTAATGCTCACAACTTCCCACTGGACCTCGCTGCTGCTGAGTCCACCCCTGTTGCTCTGACTGCTCCTTCTATTGCCTGATAATGGAACCTGGTAGTCACGTCCCCGTCAGAGAATATCTGGCGGGGTTTTTTATAGGTATTTCAACTCTTGCAATTCCTTTGCTCTGTATAGTACTATTATGATTGGTAATCTTGAACCTGAAGAAAATGTCATGAACGATTCGGTGATGTATCCTGGTGGAATGCTAGGACAACTCGCTATCGCACTTGAGAAAATGGGATGGGAGTCTGGTGATGATGTTGTTGTAGAGATTGCTGGAACATCTGTTTATGAGATTGATGGTGCAGGAACAAAATGGGCACCTGTGAAAGGCACCGTTAAATATAACAAAGATGCTTTCATTGTGATCAAAAACAGAGATCGCAATTCCACAGTTTCTTCGCAACCTAATCCAGAACTTAAAGCTCATCATGCCTAATCCTAATGCTCTATACGAAGATATGGAGAAACTCAATGCCCTATACGAAGAACTCTGCTGGGGGCACGATGATGAACTGGTGTTCACTCACGAAAATGGTAGAGTTATCATTTACAATAAAACTAACGAGGATAAAAATTAATGGTAGCTTCAACACTACAACAACCAACAAGGGGGTGGTTTGATGTCCTGGATGACTGGCTTAAACGAGATCGCTTTGTCTTTGTGGGTTGGTCTGGATTACTTCTTTTTCCCACTGCTTATATGGCAATTGGTGGCTGGCTTACTGGCACTACGTTTGTCACAAGTTGGTACACTCACGGACTCGCGTCTAGTTATCTTGAGGGTGCTAATTTTCTCACAGCGGCTGTGTCAACGCCTGCTGATGCTATGGGTCATTCTCTTCTTCTTCTTTGGGGTCCAGAGTCTCAGGGAGATTTCCAACGCTGGCTCCAACTTGGGGGACTCTGGAATTTTGTGGCGCTCCACGGTGCCTTCGCCCTGATTGGTTTCATGCTGCGTCAGTTTGAACTTGCACGTCTTATCGGAATCCGTCCCTACAATGCGATTGCTTTTTCGGGTCCTATTGCCGTATTCGTTAGCGTATTTCTCATCTACCCACTTGGACAGTCATCTTGGTTCTTTGCACCGTCGTTTGGCGTGGCAGCGATTTTCAGATTCTTACTATTCCTTCAGGGTTTCCATAACTGGACGCTCAACCCCTTTCACATGATGGGAGTTGCTGGTATACTGGGAGGAGCACTTTTGTCCGCTATTCACGGTGTAACAGTTGAGAACACGCTTTATGAAGATGGAGAACAAGCAAATACCTTTAAGGCATTTGATTCTACGCAAGAAGAGGAGACTTACTCAATGGTTACGGCAAACCGTTTCTGGTCTCAGATTTTCGGTATTGCCTTTTCTAATAAGAGGTGGTTGCACTTTTTTATGCTTTTTGTTCCTGTTATGGGTCTTTGGACAAGTAGCATCGGCATTATTGGTCTTGCTCTTAATCTTAGGGCTTATGATTTCGTAAGTCAGGAGATCCGTGCATCGGAAGATCCTGAGTTTGAAACTTTCTACACCAAGAACATTCTCCTGAACGAAGGTCTACGTGCCTGGATGGCACCAGTGGATCAACCACACGAACAATTTGTATTCCCAGAAGAAGTTCTGCCACGCGGTAATGCACTGTGAACAACTTTGAAATCTTCTTTTATTTTCTTTGCTTTGGAATTATCGCAGGTGCTTCGTTCGCGATGATGTGGTCCAATATTCAATCCATCAATGTGGAAATGAATAAACCAAAACCTAAACCACGTCATCCTGAAGCACCCGCCGATGGTGAAGAGGTCATGTATATTGATCTTACAAAAGAAAGGTTAGAAGACCTTTATAATAATGACCCCGACTAGGGGTCTTTTTTTTGTAATAAATAAATAAAAATAAATTTTGATATAATGACACCGGAAGAAATTGCACACCACTATTCGGCTGCCATGGATAGTGTCAATTTAATCAACGCATTGATAGCACAAGAAAGTCTCACCGATGATGAGCAGGACAGCATCAATCGTAATGTTGCTCATCTGCAACTTATGGTTACTAAAGATTATTGGACTACTGAAGATTTAACTCCTTTTAACGACGCAATTGCTGCAGGTTCATAATAAATAGTATTGTAGTCAAGGGCACACGACCCATTAGAGGTTTCCCATGTACCGGGAACCGCACTTACAGAGAAAGTCGGACGAGTGTCGCGACCTCTGGTGGGTATGGAAAGAATTATGGGACGTAGATAAACAGGGTAAGGAGACAAAAAAAGCAAGAAAAAAATGGTGTCAGTGTGTTACAGAATTTGGTGAAATGGTTAGTGAGGAAGTCCGCACAAACACTAGGTATCACGGTATACGGAAGTAATATATATTGCAGTTGCGTATACTTTAATGAAGTTTATCTTCGCACTAATCGCTACAATCTTTTTTGCTGCTCCAGCGTGGGCAGTGGATGTTCAAATGGGTTACGATGGTAACTTGATTTTTGAACCAGCAGATGTTACAATATCCGCAGGGGAAACAGTTCACTTTGTGAATAACATGCTTCCCCCACATAATGTGATCGTAGAAGATCGTCCTGATTTGGCTCACGAATCACTTGCTATGCTTCCTGGTGAAGAGTTTGATATCACCTTTAATGATCCTGGTGATTACACTTATTGGTGTGCTCCTCACAAAGGTGCTGGTATGATTGGCACAGTACATGTTGAATAATGAAATACACGCACAACTATATGAAAATCTTTCTTGATACTGCCGACACCGAAATCATCAATGAATATTTCAAAACTGGTTTGGTAGATGGTGTCACTACCAACCCTACTCTTATCATGAAGAGTGGTCGTGATCCTGAAGAAGTCTACCAAGAGATCAAAGATATTGGTATCACTGATATCAGTATGGAAGTGGTTGGTGATGAGGGTGAAATGTATCGTGAAGGCAAGCGTCTTTATGAGAAGTTTGGGGAAGTTTGCACCGTCAAGGTTCCTTGCACCCGTGAAGGACTTGCAGTATGTAAGTCTCTTTCTGACCAGAACATCAAGGTCAATGTAACCCTTATTTTTAGTGCTGCACAAGCAGTGCTTGCTGCTAAGGCAGGTGCTACTTATGTTTCACCATTCGTGGGTCGTCTTGATGACCAGTCTGTTGCTGGTCTAGAGGTTGTGCGTTCTATCTCTGAACTCTATCGTATTCATGGAGTTGAGACTCAAGTTCTGTCTGCTTCTATTCGTAGCGTTCAACGTGCCGTCCGTTCATGGTATAATGGTGCTCAGATCTGCACAATGCCACCAAAGGTATTTGACCAGATGTATGATCACATCTTGACCGACAAGGGTCTTGAAATTTTTGACAAAGACTGGGCAGCAGGACAAGAGTATAAGTATGGAGCAGAGAAGTGAGGGTTGATGTTTTCCCCACGCAGATCTACCGCTATCGGGTAGAGGACAGTGACCTGCTGCGAGAGCAGGTGACCAAGTTCTATGAGGATAACAAGTGGAAGAACGGAGGTGAAGCTCCTGAGGGGTGGAACTGTAAACTCTTTACCACTTTTGGAACTGGCACATATCCTATTGGCGATGTGCTAGATGCTGTGAAAGAATCACTAGATGAGTTCCAAATTGAATCGGAACAACCTGGCGCATGTATCATCTCGGAACTGTGGTTGAACTGCTATGAATCTTCTAACTGGCAGGAGAAGCACACCCATTTGCCAGAACAGTGGTCTGCTGTATACTATGCTGTGATGGATCCTAATGAGCATCACGGTACAAACTTCCACGATCCAAACGAGAACCTCAAAGCGTACTCTGGACAACTGGACAACACTATTACCCCTTGGGTAAACGAAGGTGACCTTATCATCTTCCCTTCATGGATGACTCATTCGGTACCCTTGAACAAGTCCTCTAAACTGAGGGCGACTATATCATTTAACTTCTTTATTGACTCTAAGGCATTCGTAAATGGAACTAATTCAACCAACTGATCCTCTTTATTTCAAGGAGACTTCATCCGCTCCTTATGACAGGCATAAGTACAAACTTGTGTTTAAGAACAGGAAGGCAATTATCTTTGAAGACTGGGACCTGGCGCGTGGTGCTTGGTTTGAGTGGTCTCAAACTGGTTGTCTAACTACTATTGAAGTACTTGATTCAGGTGGAGGCAAGGGATTCTCATGAACCCATACCCAGGTTATTATTCTGTCTTTGATCCCACCGGCAAGAAGATTGCTGATTGTGGTGCTCTCCGTGATGCTACTAATCTTGTTTTTAGTAGAAACAAAAATTGGGAAGGGCACTATTATCAGTTCACTCCTATGATGGGTCAGATCGTTGATGTGACACAACACGAGTATATTCAACTTCCAACCAAAGACATCGTTGTTAATATGGATGGTGGAGTTGGTGGGTCATGGAAAGAAGTTGAAGTTCCACTAGTAGGAGAAAGCGACTATGACGAAGTTTTCCTTTCCTGATAAATAATTGCAAGACGCAATTCTTTATGCCTCTCTACAATACCTTTCAAGCCTATGTCTTTAACCTCCACACAGCAAATTCAGCAGAAGCAAAAAGGTTATGGAGGCAAAAGATAAAGGAAGAATGGGATTGGGAGTGTGCCTACTGTGGGTCTGATAAGAACCTCACAATAGACCACATCGTTCCTAGATCAAAAGGCGGCACGGACTTTACGAAGAACTGTCTGTGTGCTTGCCATTCCTGCAATCAAGATAAAGGTTATACTCCTGTGGAAGATTGGTATCTTTCCCAGGAGTTTTTTGATGTTGACCGTTATGAAAAAATCAAAAGTTGGATGGAACCAGAACCAACTGTAACCCTTTACAGATATGGTTCAAGAAGGAATAATTGTGCTTGATAAATATATCAGATAGCAGTACATACTGCTTAATTCTGGTATATACCGACAGACATAATGGCAAATCCAAAGATTTTTATTAGGCGTTCAGCAACTCCTAATAAGGTTCCCACTAGCGATCAGTTGGCGCTAGGTGAACTCGCGATCAACACAAACGATGGTAAACTTTACCTGGAGAAAGACCCCAATGGGGTGGGTATTGGTACGACCGTTGTTTGTGTCAATCCATTTAATGTCGGTGTCGGTTCTTTAAGTTACGATATTAATTTTACTGCTGGTGACGTTGGTATTGGTACTGACGACGTTAGCACTGCTGTAGGTTCTAATAATACTGCTGTCCTTGCTGCTGGTATTGTTACTGCCTACAAGTTTTATGGTGATGGATCTAATTTAACTGGTCTTAGTGCAGGACCTCAGGGTGCCCAAGGTGTTCAAGGTGCTACTGGTCCTGCTGGACCTCAAGGTGCTGCTGGTAGTGGTGGCGGTGGTGGATCTAATGTTAGTATCTCAACTAATGCTCCCAGTTCTCCAAGTTCTGGTGATTTGTGGTGGGATAGTGATGTTGGTGAACTTTATATTTACTATGCTGATGGTAGTAGTAATCAATGGGTAGAGACTGCTGGTGGTTCTGAGACCGTAACTGTATCTGATGATGCTCCATCTAGTCCAAATGCTGGCGACTTGTGGTGGGAAAGTGATACTGGTCGTCTGAAAATATATTATAATGATGGCGACAGCGCACAATGGGTTGATGCTAATGGCGGTCTTGCTGATGAGATTGGAAGTGGGGGTAAATTTGTATCCACGAACGCCGGTATTCATACATTATCTAATGTCGGTATAGGCACCACCAATCCAACAGTAAAACTTGTCGTTGATGGTGATGCCAGAATAACTGGTGTTCTTACAGTTGGTAGTTCCTCTCTTACACTTGATGGTGATAATAACTTAGTTAATGTTGGAACTGCATTGACTTTGGGTCATACTCAAGGACTTCAATTCCATACACAAAACCTTCATTCTGATGGTTTTGAACTTAATAATTTAAATGTTACTGGTGTAGCAACAGCAAGAACTAAACTTCACGTTGGTGTTGATACTGGATTTCACAGTGAAGATCTTGTTGTAACTGGTAATGCAAGGGTTACTGGTATTCTTTCTATTGGCACTGGAACGATTACGCTTGATCCTCTTGAGGATGAGATTAAAGTTGGTGATACCAAATTAAAACGAAATAGTTCAACTGGAGACCTTGAAGTTCGTGATAAGAATAATAACTTAAAGAATATTAGAGCAAAGAAAATTAGATCTACTTCTTTAACTGAAGATGATGGTGGTAACCTTGCTGTTACTGGTGTAATTACTGCTACCAAATATTATGTTGATGGGTATGGTGAAGTAATTAGTTCCAGTGGTGTTTGGCAGGGATCTAATAGTGGTTTAGTGGGTCCACAAGGCAATCAAGGTGTTCAAGGTGCTACCGGTCCTACAGGACCTCAAGGTCGTCAAGGTGCCACAGGTTCTGCTGGTTCTGACGGTTCAGCAGGTCCACAAGGCAATCAAGGTGTTCAAGGTGCTACCGGTCCTACAGGACCTCAAGGTGCTCAAGGTCGTCAAGGTGCTACCGGTGCCACAGGTCCTCAAGGCAATCAAGGTGTTCAAGGTGCTACCGGTGCCACTGGTCCTCAAGGTGTCCAAGGTGCTACAGGTGCTACCGGTGCCACTGGTCCTCAAGGCAATCAAGGTGTTCAGGGTGCTACCGGTCCTACAGGACCTCAAGGTGCTCAAGGTCGTCAAGGTGCTACCGGTGCCACTGGTCCTCAAGGCAATCAAGGTCGGCAGGGTGCTCAAGGCGTTCAAGGTGCTCAAGGTGTTCAAGGAGCACAGGGACAAGATGGAAACTTTGGTGGAGCAACTTTTTATTATTTCTTTAGTACTTCTACGACTGATAGTGATCCTGGTCAAGGAGCTCTAAGATTTAATAATAGTACGCTGTCTTCAGCGACATTAATGTATATTGATGATGCTGATCATGATGGTACTGACATTCAAGCATTCTTAAGAACAATTGACGACTCAACGTCAACAATCAAAGGTCACGTTAGAGTATCTAATAAATTTAGCGCAGGAGACTTTGCCCTATTTACAATCAGTGGTACTAATACAGAGGCGACTGGTTATTTCAAAGTAAGCGTATCATACGTTTCTGGTTCCACTTCATTTAGTAACTTTGAAGATTTAATTGTAACTTTTGCTAGAACAGGATCTAAGGGTGATACTGGTGCTACTGGTTCACAAGGTGTTCAAGGTGCTCAAGGACGGCAGGGTGCTCAAGGTGTCCAAGGTGCCACAGGTTCTGCTGGTTCTAACGGTTCAACAGGTCCTCAAGGTAATCAAGGTGTTCAAGGTGCCACCGGATCTACTGGTCCTCAAGGTGTTCAAGGTGCTACAGGTTCAACAGGTGGTACTGGACCTCAAGGTGTCCAAGGTGCTACAGGTTCAACAGGTGGTACTGGTCCTCAAGGTGTTCAAGGTGCTACAGGTTCAACAGGTGGTACTGGACCTCAAGGCGTTCAAGGTGCCACAGGTTCTGCTGGTTCTGACGGTTCAGCAGGTCCTCAAGGTAATCAAGGTCGTCAGGGTTCTACAGGTTCTACAGGTCCTCAGGGTGCCCAAGGTGTTCAGGGTGCTGATGGAACCACTACAGATGCTCAACAAAACACTGTTGCTGGCACTCTTGCTGGTGGTAGTTTTAATGGAACTAACGCACAATATAATGCCTTATATGGTTATGATGCTGGTGGGGACATCACCACGGGAGATTACAATACCTGTATCGGTTGGACTGCTGGAGATAAAATCACCACAGGATCCAAGAACGTGGCGGTGGGTGCAGAAGCATTAGATTTCTGTACTACCGGATCTCAGAACGTAGCGGTGGGATGGGAAGCTGGCAGATCCCTTAGTTCTGGAAACAGAAATACCTGTATCGGTGATATGGCAGGTAGATCATTTGGATCTAACAGTGATTGTGTTGCCATTGGATATCATGCTGCTTCTAACTTTGGTGGTACTAGTCATGTTATTGCTATAGGTTCTAATTCTGCTTTCTTGGGAGGAACTGCCAAGATTGCGATTGGTGATCAAAGTATGCAGAGAAATACCTCTTATTGTATCGGTGTTGGTAGACATTCGGGAAGATATAGTGAAGGTGATTATTCCATCTTTATGGGATATCAAGCTGGTCAAGGGGGATATTATAATGGCGCAAGAGGAATTGGAAGCAATAATATTGCAATTGGACATCAGGTATTAAGGGGTTATTTTGGTGCGTATGACAACACGATCATAGGAACTCGTGCTGGATACGCTATGACTGAAAGTCATAGTTCAGTTGCTATTGGTGTTAGCGCACTTAAATCTGCCACTACAGCTGCTAACAACGTTGCCATCGGTGCCCTCGCAGGCGACAGTATTACGACTGGTAGCAATAATATTATTATTGGTCAAAATGCTGATGCAAGTTCTGCTACCGTAAATAATGAAATTACTTTAGGTAATTCTAGTATTACAGCATTACGTATACCTGGTTTACAATCTGGTGCTAGCACTGGTCAGGTTTTAGCATTAAGTTCTAGTGGCACTATTGATTTTGTTGATGCTACTAGTGGACCTACAGGACCTACAGGTCCTCAAGGTGTCCAAGGTGCTACAGGTTCAACAGGTGGTACAGGACCACAAGGTGCACAAGGTCGTCAAGGCGCTACAGGTTCTACTGGTCCTCAAGGTGTCCAAGGTGCTACAGGTGCTACCGGTCCTACTGGTCCTCAAGGTAATCAAGGCGTACAGGGTGCTCAAGGTGTCCAGGGTGCCACAGGTTCTGCTGGTTCTAACGGTTCAACAGGTCCTCAAGGTAACCAAGGTGTTCAAGGTGCCACTGGTTCT